GCGTAAGGTGAAGAACGAGATCCGCCGTATGCAGGTGTCGGGCTTCTATCGGGACGTAGAGTTAGAAGATCCGCCTGAAGTGTTGCTTGACGATGTGAAGAAAGCCGAGGCAGACGCACAAGGCATCGATGTGATCAAGGACAATCGCTACACGCTGTTGGAGATGAACGTCAACTTGGACCTAGAGGAGGACCCGTACCGTGCAGAAGGCGAGATTGAGATCCCGTACGTCGTTACGGTGGACTACAACAGTGGGCAGGTGCTGTCCATATACCGTAACTGGAGCGAGGACGACGAGACTTACAAGCGTCGGATGCACTACGTTAAGTACGACTACATTCCGGGCTTTGGCTTTTATGGTTATGGACTTATTCACCTCATTGGTGGACATGCTAAATCTGCTACTTCGCTGCTTCGTCAACTTATTGACGCAGGTACTCTTGCAAACCTCCCGGGTGGACTAAAAACACGGGGCATGCGCATCAAGGGCGACGAGACGCCCATCATGCCGGGTGAATTTAGAGATGTGGACGTGCCCAGCGGCAAGATTCAAGAGAACATTGCGTTTTTGCCGTACAAAGAACCGTCGCAAACTCTTCTCTCCTTGTTTGACAAGATCGTTGAGCAGGGCCGTGGCATGGCAGCGGTTGCCGACCTCAAGATTGGTGACGTTGACCAGAACACCCCGGTGGGAACGACGCTTGCTGTGCTTGAGCGCATGCTCAAGATCATGTCTGCTGTGCAGGCCCGCATGCACGCCACGCTCAAGAAAGAGTATGGGCTGCTCAAGCGGATTATCGCTGACACTCCCCCACTTGCTTACGAGTATCCGGTTGACCCTGACCGTATGGTCAAGGCCTCTGACTTTGATAGGGTGGACGTGATCCCCGTCTCGGACCCGAACGCCTCAACATTTTCTCAACGCATGCTGCAGTACCAAGCGGCGCTCCAGTTGTCTAAGGAGAAGCCCGAGTTGTTTGATCAGCCTGAGTTATATCGTGGGATGGTGCGCCTCATCGGCTTTGAGAACGCTGACAAGATCGTGCCTAAGAAAGACGAGATACCGTACCGTGATCCCGTTTCAGAAAATGCCATGCTGCTGCAGGGCAAGCCGGTCAAAGCGTTCCCAGAACAGGACCACGAGGCACACATTCAGGTCCACACTTCAGCCATGCAGGACCCACAGATCCGTGCCTTGGTTGGGCAGTCACCTCAGGCCAACGCCATCATGGCGGCTGCGCAGGCTCACATTGCTGAGCACTTGGGTTATGCGTACCGGTCACAGATTGAGCAGGCGATGGGTATAGAGATCCCTGAACTGGGTGCCAAGATGGACCCCCTCATGGAGAATCAACTGTCTCGTCTTATGGCTGATGCCTCTAAGAAAGTGCTTCAGCAGAGCCAAACGCAAGCGGCTCAAAAGGAAGCACAGGCTAAAGCACAAGATCCGCTCAACGAAATCCAGCGTCAAGAACTGCAGATCAAGGCCGCAGAAGTCGAGCGCAAGACTAAGAAAGACATGTCTGATGCTGCGCTACGCGCTGCTGAGGTCGCGATACGACAAGAAGAGGTGGAGATCAGCGCCCAACAAGCAGCAGCCAAGATTGAAACTGAAGAATTAAAAGAAGGGTTTAGGGCTGCAGTAAACCTAAGAAAAGGAGGTGGTGGTAGATGAGTACTTCACTAGAAGATTTATTTGTTAGAAAGTTAAAAGAAGAGATGGAGCGTCATGCAGAAGATCTAGCCATGGGTTCAGCCGACGACTACCCAGCGTATCGAGAGAAGGTTGGTTATATCAAGGGCATGTTGTTCGCTTCAGACATTTTTCAAGAAATTGCTAATAGAGCAAGAAAGGACAACTTAGATGATTAGAGGAGTTGGCGTCCCGAACGTCGAAGAAACCAAGAATAAAGTGGCGGAGGCGCTGTCTTCTCATAGACTTCCTGTGCCCAAGGGGTGGAAACTTTTGATTGCTATGCCTGTATTTGAAGAGAAGGCGTCTGCATCAGGAATTATTCTCCCCAACGCAACCAAGAACGCTGAAGAAATTGCGGCAAATATTGGTCTTGTGGTGGCAATGGGCGACGAAGCATATAAAGACGCTAATAAGTTTCCTAGTGGTCCTTGGTGCAAGATTGGTGACTTCGTGATGATGCGTTCTTATTCAGGCACCCGCTTCAGTATTGGTGGGCATGAGTTCCGCATGATTAACGACGACACTGTTGAAGGTGTAGTTGAAGACCCATCAGGGTTTACCCGAGCATAGGAGGAGTTATGGCAACGAACAAAATGCGAACGCTAATTAATGGCGTGGAGCAAGACGAAGAAGGTCTGGGGCCAGATGGACTACCCCCTGAAACCCAGATCTTAAAAAAGACAGAGTCTAACGATGACTTTAAATTTGAGGTGGAGGGTGAGGAAGAAGCCCCCCGTAGAACCCCGAAAGTAGAGGTCGCTGACTCTGACGAGTTAAGCCAATACAAGGCTGATAAAGACGACGAGTACACCCAACTCAAACGTCAGTTGGAGGAAGAACGTGCTATTCGTTTTCAAATCCAACAAGAACAAGAAGAGGCTATGCGGTATGCACAGGCGGCTTCGGAAGAGAACAAACGGCTACAGACCGTGCTTCAGCAAGGCTCGTCTTTGTATGCCGATACTGTCAAATCTAAATTAGACACTGAACTAGCCTCTGCACAGAAGGCCTACAAAGAGGCATATGAGAGCGGCGACTCTGATGGAATGATTGAAGCGCAATTAAAAATGGCTGAAATTGTTTCTGAGAAAAAAGAACTTTCTCGCAACCCCCCTTTACAAAGGGCAGAGAATGTTGTATATAGTCAACCTGTACAGCAAGAAGTTGCTTCAAGTCCATCTGTACCAAGGCCTGATCCTAAAGCCGAAGCGTGGTATGAGCGGAATAAGGGATGGTTTGGTGTAGATGATGAGATGACGGCAATTGCATACGCTGTTGACAAAAAACTCATGCGAGAAGGCGTAGACCCTCGTACGGATGAATATTACAAGCGAATGGACGCCCGCTTACGTGAAGTCTTTCCTGACCGGTTTGAGGACACTAGGCAGCAACAACCTGTAAGACAGCAATCCACTGTGGTTGCTCCGGCTTCTAGAAGTGCATCCCCAAAGACCGTGAAAATCCCACCGGGAGGTGCGGCTGTCGCACGTAAATTGGGTGTATCTCTAGAGGAGTATGCAAAACATTGGGCCGCTGTTAACGGAAGGAGTCAGTGATGAGTAATCAAAATCGAATGAGCCGTGAGTTGGAATCCCGTGAGCATCAAGTACATGACGCACCATGGGAACCGCCAAGTCAAATTCCAACCCCCGATCCTCAGGATGGGTACAAATTCAGATGGATTCGTACTTCTGTGATGGGTCTGGACGATGCACGTAACGTTTCAATGCGTCGTCGTGAAGGTTGGATTCCGGTGAAAGCCGAGGATCACCCTGAACTGCTTCTTGATTTGGGCCTCGAAGGATCCGCCCCGAAGACTGGATTAGTTTTATTTGGTGGCCTGATGTTGTGCAAGAACCTTGAAGAAAATGTTGGTAAGCGTAATAAATACTATGAAAGTATGACTGATCAACAAATGAGGTCCGTGGACAACAATTTTATGAGAGAAAACGACGCCCGCATGCCCCTTTTTAGTGAAAAGCGTGCGGAAGTTACTTTCGGACGTGGTAAATAACTTTAGGAGTTTAACATGGCTTATCCCACTGTAGATAAACCGTACGGACTCAGGCCAATTAATCTAATTGGTGGTCAAGTCTTTGCGGGTGCGACTCGCCAAATGCAAATTGCAAGTGGCTATGCTACAAACATTTTTTATGGCGATTTAGTAAAGCGTGTAACTGATGGCACGATTGAAAAGGACACAGGAACTACCACAGCAACACCATGTGGCGTGTTTCTGGGATGTACCTTTACCAATTCTGCTACCGGTCAAGTTCAATTTCAACAGTTTTACCCTGCAAGTCAGGCAGTAGCGGCTGGCACCAAGATTTTTGCTTATGTCGTTGATGATCCTGACACGCTGTTTCAAGTAGTTTCTTGTTCCTCTGGCACTACTGTTGCCGCAATGGGCATTGCTGCAATTGGCACGAACATTGCGTTGATTCAAAATGCCGGGTCTACTACTACAGGTAACTCTGCTGTGGCGATTGATCAAGGAACTCAAGCCACCACAAATACTCTGCCCATCCGTATTATTGATGTGGTCAGAGAGACAGCAACCGGCGCTGACGCATTCGTCGAGTTTATCGTTAAGATAAATATCGGGACGCATCAGTACACCAACT